CCAATCCTCGTCTCGCCCAGGAACCTCTGACCAGTGAACCTCTACTGGAACATATTCAGACCTTTCCTCCTGCGCATCCATCCACATTCGATAGAAGTGGTTCATTCCACATGGAGTTGATATGATGACCATCTTGGTGGTTTTACCAGATGATATTGTCGGGTAGGTGGAAGCGAAGAACTCTTCTGCGATGTGGCGCGGAACGAACGCGAACTCATCCAACAGGAGCATATTGAATGACCCACCACGAATCGCCGACGATGATGTGGATGATGCTATAATCTTGGACCCATTCTCTATTTCGATTGATCCCTTATTCCAAGCAATGACCCCTTGCTGAAGAAAGAATGGAAGGTTTTCATATGCGAGCTGATACCGAGCCAGAATATCACGAGCGAGCTGCCCTTTATTAGCAAGCACCGCGCAGTTTACGTTATCATTAAAAAGAGTGTAATGGAGAAAGTACGCAACAATCGTGGTCGTCTTCCCTGTCTGGCGTGGAAGTTTACCGATAGTAAATCTGTTCTCGTGTACCGCTCTGATGATATTCTCTTGGAAATCATACATCTCAAAGGGCACAAGCCCGTGATCCAAACTAACGATCTTTACATATTTCTTGATAAAGTAGATAGGATCTTTTGAACATTTGACGAACTCTTTGATTTCATCTGGTGTAAACTCATGTGGAACACCAGCCGCCTTGATCAAGGGATTCCCTTGATATCCATCATCTTCGGTTTTACTGAGCATTAGTCTTCTTCCGGCGTAATATCAATCTCGTCAAGATTACCCTTCAAGAGCATCTGGAGATCCTTTGTACTACCAGTAAATAAAATATTAGTTGTTTGGGTCTTTGGTGCTTGATTCTTCTGCCCCGTCAGCTCTCGAATATTTTTCTGGTGTTCCATTAACTGACCAGCAACATCAGCGGTAGACTTCATCACCGTTGCAAAAACTTCAAATGCTCTGGGATGGTCCATGGCCTGAGCAAGCGCGAGCGCGTCGGCCGTAGCAATACGCCCCGCTTCCAAAGCACCTACAAGCGTATCTCTCGCTTTGCTATAGTCACTAAAGGTGTCTCGGGGAAGATCGAGCCGAGCAAGAATGCTATCCAAGCCTGGGTCATCTTCTTCACTTTCAATTAATTCAGTTCCCGGTGTGGTAACAGGAAGCTGCTCATCTTCTTCATCACTCATTAGATGTCCTCGTCATTACCCGTTATCAAATTCCTTCGCGTTCCTTCAGTTGGTTGTGTCGTATTCGCCGCGTATCCCCAATCGTCGTCTATATCAATGGTACTTATACTGACAGATTGAGCAATATTTGAAGTTGGATCACCCGCTGCGGTTAACCCAGGCTGGAAGTATAGTCGAGAAGCGAGCGGCACTCCCGAAAGCTGATTAACATCAACTCCCTGTTCTCTCGTCGATCTATACTGAATTCTATATGTCCATTCTGAGGTGCCTATATCTTGGAACGCATTCTTAACTTCAATCACTTGATTTGCACCATTGTGTGCTATAATGGATCTTGTGTTTCCGGTGATACCAGTAGTACCAGATCCCTCTCCAGTAATCGTAAGGTACCCCTCACCTGAATATGTATTGCTCGCTCTTGATGATGTATTTGCCTGTAGAAACAGATGTGTGCCGTTGGCTGATGCCTGAGCAAGTGTCCCGCTGTGGTATCGAGTGAAATTATCTGGAATGAAGAAGTCAACATATGCTTTCTTCACAATCTTTGGTGCATGAATTGGACCGAATAACATCGTCTTCATCGTGAAGTTAAGTGTCCAAATCAATGTTCGCGTGGATTCAAAGTCACCCTCATATGCGTCTTCACGGGTGATTGCATCAAGGCGAATTGGAATATCTACGTCGATATCATGTTCTGTTACATTATTAAGTGTTAGCGTGAACTCCGGCGTGAAGAATGGAAGGATCTGCTCAATGATTTTGGAAGCGTCCGCTGCGTTTCGACAATAGACTGCCATCTCAAACGTAAGATCATATGGGGTTCCCTCATATGACAGTAGCTTGGTATTACCCGTTGCGTCATTGGAATTGACCGTGCTGTATTGGTTCATTGTCCCGAGCTTGCGCTCTGCGGCATAGTTCATCGCAACAAGATCATACCCAATTCGAGGTAGCGTTGCCTGAATCTGTTGAGAAAGATCAGGGTCCGTTAGACGTGAATACCACTTATCTTTGCTGGAGTATGTGATAGGTATAGAAATCCATGTATCATCTGCGCGATGAATCTTGATGTTGTTAAACAGTGTTCCGAATGCGATGACACACTTACGGATTATGTCGTGGTTGAATGGTGTACCCAGCATCAGCTAAAGTCCCCGAAGGGCGAATCTTCACTGAGATCCAATATTGCAGCCCCATCCGTCTCGAATGTCTGATTTTCCGCCCCACCTGCGAGAGTAGAATCTGGCATTGTGTTTCCGGTGAAGTTATATTCACTGGTATTTGCGTTGAAGCTCTGATCAATGTTGATGATTCCTGTGCTGAATGTCTCTTGTGAATATCGGAAGTCTTCACATCGAATTTCATACATCTGAAGAGCCCCAACCTGATAGAACACAGACTCATGTTCCACGAAATTGATCTCCATAAATGTTCCCTGTTTATTTGCTGCACTGTTTGGGTCTGTTAGGTCGAAGTAGATCAGATCCCCTTCCATCGGTCTGCTCATCGATGATTCCAAATGAACCTGCTCAGATAGTAAATTATCAAAATCCCGCCGAGCAAGATTCAATGTCAGTGTCTCACGAACCTCAAGCCCGAAGCGAGATATGATATCACGTTCTCCACCCCAGCCTTCGGCTGTAGCAACATAGAACGGAAGTACATACGCTTGATCGAAATGACGGTCAGTGGATTCACCATACACTTGGTCTGTCGTCCCCTGCCTGGGTAACCAGTAAGCAGGGACACCATAAATGCTAATCGCTTCGGTGACCAGATCCTCGATGAGTCTCTGCTCCGAAGGAATCGAGTGTCCAAAATAATGATTCTTGGGCATTAAATTGAGAGTCCTTATAAATTAGCCCATGTAAAAATCTACGGGCTCTTGGTACATTTCCTTTAATTCCGTTCGAAGTCTCTCAAGATTCTGTTGAGCTTCTGCTTTAATGGACGGGCCATCAAGGGTCACTCCACCCGGAAGCTGAATCCCCGCGAACTTGGAGAGGTTCTGCCCCCACTGCTCACGAACAAGCTCCACCATATAATCCTTCAACCAGATGTCATTATAGACCTTGGTAAAACTGTCTGGATCAATAATCTTATGAGCTTGAACTACAATGTATTGACCTTCAACCGCGTCCGTTTCCCAGTCCCAATCAATATATAGCTTATCTGCGTGCCGACTATATCGGATGGGTGACTTACCAATAAGGATCTCCTGTAGCAGCGAGAGATGCTGATGATACATCTTATATCCAGTGATATTGTTCCCAAAAGTAGCAGCTCCGAATGCAGTGTAGTCTTGAAGTCGAAGCTGGTATTCGAGGTTGAACATACCCGATCCACCACCACCGCTATCTGGGATGACTTGGATAATATTCGTATATGTGTCTGAGTCGAACGTGATATATTTGTTGGTAATATCTGCTGCTGTTATTTGATATGGCTCATAGACCTTTTCGGTCCCGTCCATATGAAACTCTTGCCACATCTCAAGTGCTTCGTCTAGGCGATCTTCGACCTGCTTACAGTCAACGTTGATTTCAATGACTGGCTTTCCGAGGCGCCGGAGCGCATATTCAACAAGACTGTCTCGACTATTAGGAGCTGACATTTAAGATCCCCAATCCCATGATCGTGTTATGCTTGGTTGAATAGTGATAGTGCCACGGACGACTTGTGATATTACACCCGGTGTAGTGATAACTTCTACATCATATAGGTAACGCCCATGTGGAATAGAACTAGTAACCATATTATTCATCGTGAGCGTGACAACTCCATTCGCAGCCGAATCGATCGGAAGCGTGACAACAAGATTTGCAGACGCATTAGACGATAGACACTTGCGAAGCTGCCCTGCTCCATTCGCATATGCAGACGTATCCACCACAAATCTACCCGTCGTGTTGGACGTGTAGATTATCACATTGGCGGTCCAATCTGAACCCTGCGGAATGAAGATGTTATGCTCGTATGCCATTATTGATCCAGTTCTGGTATTCGGAGCGCATTCAATTCCTTGATCTTGGTCGCGCTCTTCTTCTTAGTTTTGATGATCTTGTTGAGACTTTTTTCTAGATTATCTGGAAGATCTCGAAGCGCTTGCTTTTTGGTTTTAATTTCTGCGAGTTTGTCCGTATCCCCATCTTCCATTGCCCGGACAGATTCTATATCAAGTTCCGTAAACCGCGAGGCCCTCGCGTCTCTCGCACCATCGAGAATGCGCTGCATCTTTGGTTGGGGATCAATTATAATCTTATTGTTATTCAGTCGAAGGTCTTCTTGGTTGTCGTGAATAGGTATGTTTTTTACGTCAATGACAATGCCGGACATATCTTTTGCTTTCTTCGTATAAGCAAGCTTGCTTCTATCATCCCCTAGAAGCTGAGTAAAACTCAAAGTACCATTCGGCTGTTCAACGACTACTCTATATTCTGGCATTTACTTATCCTCTATACTTAGTTGGATCGACTGCGCCGATCACTGCGACATAAACTTCATCTTCGTCGATCCGCGCGGACATCGCTTGTTGGGCCTGGTAGGAGAATGCCACCCGGCTTTCTACTATAATCACGGATGAGTTTGCTACGCGGACACTATGATAATTCATCCCGCCGCGGCGGTCGCCGTACGGATCCTGGGCATTTGAACGCACATCACTGGCATTGGGGGCTGTGTCACTGATGTTTGTCGCCTCACTCCTTCGGAATGTGTATGCATCAATCTCTGCCGCTGTCATCCCGGTATTAATACCGGGAGAGACCTCGAATGGAGGGTTCTGGCCAAGAAATAGATTGTTTGTTCCCGAGACAATTACTGAATAGTTGTTCTGATTCTGGAACTTAGGATTAAGCACTAACTTAAATAATCCGACCCCTATTTGCGTGAAGGAGTCGATGTTATGTGATTCGTTCACTACGGCCGCTGCGTTGGGGAGCGCGACGTTAGGTTGCCTGCGAGGGGCGATACCTGAGGCTGTATCGGCTGAAATCAATGGATTCTGATTGATCCCTCGTGGAAGAATCCGAGCCCATGCAAGGATCGAGTTATCTGCGTAGATCCCGCCCTTCTCTACATGGACACCCTGATATGATGTGTTCGCGTGAACGGTCATCACATGGTTATTGGATGATCCAAACAGATGCGACTCAGTGTATTCCTGATTCTGGTAGGGCCCTCTGTTCGGATCATCGTTATTGTCAATGTTATTTGGTCGTCGTTCCCACCAAACCTTCGTTGCGTTTTGGGCAACGAATCCTCGGCTCGTCTCGATTCCCTGCCCAGACCATAGCAGATCCGAGGCATCGGATCCCATATACTCAGATCCAATGGCCGGCGCTGGGATACTGAAAGAATCATCAACCGAAATCCCATCATGCCAAGCAACGGTTCTCCAGTCTGCTTCTGTCGCAGCACCCGGCTTCGTCACTGCGCCTGGAATGTATCCTTCAGAATATCGTCGAAGGCCTTCCACTCGCTTCATGATGTTACTGCTTCCCCCTGTAACGAACGCCTCGGATGTGTTGTTGCTTGTTGTACCAGAAACCACGCTGATGGCCTTGAATGCTCCATTGGCTTGCGAGAGCGCTCGCGCACCAAAAATAACATTCGTTGGATAAGCGCCCGGGAGTGTGAGCGGATCGGTGCCGTAGCCTCTAAAGGAGCTTAGATTGAATACCCCTCGATAATCCGTCTTCCCAGCGGGAACATCAGTGACAAATAGACCAGCAGCCAATGGATGACTATTGGCGTTGATGCCTACTGATCCCCCAGAAAACCAGTCTTCACCTAAATTTTCACCAAGACGGTTTCGCTGATCTAGCGCTGCAAAGACCGGCGCACTCACACTTTGTGATACCATATTGGTATTTGCATGAAGACTTACGGTGATATTCTTTCCTGTATCATGAATGTTGGTGTCATTCGGTCCCAAATTTTGAGCAATACTGAGCGTGCCTGCGCGCGATCCAATATAGTATGTTCGTTCACTGATAACACCGCCTGAGAAATTTCGGCCGGGATCGGCTTGCCAGAGCGGCCGCTCTGCACTAGATAAATGCAGAGCATGGGTGACGAAATTCTGGTTCGGTGCAGGATCAATCAGCCGAACAGCAGCTTCGGCTCCATAGACCGCAACACCACTGTGACCTGCGCTGTATCCATTCACGGTTAGCGTGTGTGATGGTCGTGTATTTCCGATCCCAACGCGCCCTGCTCGGACATTCGTTGGCCAGTTTGGTGATGTGGTATTTGCTGGAGTATATACCGTCAGGGTGTTATGTTCTTCGCGCACACCGATCTGATAGATCTGAGTCCAGTTCCTATTCTCCGTTGACATCTCAGCAACAAACAGTCCATCTCGGACTCGATTTATATCATTATGGGGGGCCCGCAGACCACTTGTAGGCCTCAGAGCCGTTCCACCTATAACGAATGGATCTGTAGTTTTACCTATGCCGGGGAATGTTTGGTCTACACCTATCGTCCATGTCTTATCTGCGAAGGACCGTCCGCGAGGAATGTACGAGAATCCTATAAGTGTGTTTCCGGTTTGGACAGTATCTTCATATGAAGAGAGATCTAGATTGAATCCGGGGGAAGCAACAACCGGATTCCAAAGTTCCGTTCGATCCTCGGCGAGGCCGCCCTCCTGCCCCGGAAATCCTACGCCTAGTCCAAGATAACCTTGCGAAGTAAGATTGAAAACTTTCTCGGTGATATTTCCACGGCGCAACTTAATTTGGAATGCTCCATATTTTTCTCGGTCGGCCGCGGGAACCCCCAAGTAAGGGGCCACTGCACCATTATCCTCCCCTCGTCCCGTTTGAGCGATTAGAGTAACTGCATCAATATCCCATCCATTATCCGGCGTGAATCCCGATTGCTCCGGCGCGTCTTCGACATTCACGCGCAGGCTGATATGATTTTCAACCCCAGAAATTGAGTGCGAGGCACTATACACAGACCGCAGCGTTGTTCCGCGTGGATTGTATCCATATATCGACGATCCAGCCCCCAAACGCCCGACCTCGGTTTGTGCTACTGTAATGCTGACAGGATGCTCGTGCAGAAGACCTCGCCCGGTGGTTGTTGGGTATGTGGCATTAGGATTAATAGCCTGGACTACTGCGTAGTCGTTACCAAGACCAT